AGTTGCATACCCCTGTGTTTTTGTCAAGTGGTAGCCAACGTTTTTGGGTGTGGTTTTGGTCTCTTTTTTGGGTTTGTTAGTGGCTTTGCTTTGTGTATTTTTATTCAGGTTTGGTTATGGTTATGTTGGTTGTGGTTTGGTAATGGTTTGGTGTTGTGTTGGTAATTGTTTTGTGTTTGTCAAGTTGTTTCATTATGTGAGACTTGGTTGTTTTGTTTGTCTGTTTGTGGTATTGTCACGCGCTTTGTTGTTCATAGTTTTTTGCGTTTGTCAAGTGTGTTCATATTCTGAGATGGGGTTGATAGATCGGCTTGGTTTGTGTTTGTCAATAGCGTATCACTATGTGAACGTGGTTTGCGTTTTTGGTTTGTTTATGTTATAATGCAGTCTTTTTGTTTTTGTGATGTTGGTTACTTTTTGTGCTTGTGTGTTGACAACCGTTTTTGGGTATGGTATTCACGCGCGCGCGTTTAATAATAAGGTGTAGCAAGTGTGATGTAGATCACGTGCTACCGGGTAGACAAAGCTAGCGAGATGCGATAGTCTATATACGTAGCCAAGGGGACGGCCTGAGGCGTGGACTAGGAGGGTCTGAAAATGGATATCGTTCTCTCACCAGCGCTCAAGAGTGCTATTGCTGGGGACGCTTCCGATATCCGCGTTATTGCGGAAGGTTGCGAATCGCTTCCCTATACTACCTATCGGGAGAATGCAGAGCGCGCGCGGTAATCTCACATGAATCACTATGGGAAGCGGTAGACGCTATCCTGACTGACTACGCTAACGCGGTAGAAACTCTCAGTGCTGAAGTTGCTGAAGAATGTCGTAAGGCGTGGTACATCTAACAGAGACTTGGCTAGGCACTAGCTATGTGCGTCGGTTAGTGCCTAGCCAACCCAAACCAAACACTATTGCACTACGCGGAAAGATAAACGGAAATGGAAACCGCAAAGACCTACACTGACTTCACTGACCAACGCGACAAGCTCACCTCCCTAGTGGTGGAGGCTGTGGATATTGACGACCTGTCTGACATTAATAGCCAGTTGTGTGACCTGGCAGATCAAGCTAAGGCCGCTGGGTATGGCGACCTTGTACAAGCCGAACGAAACTATCGACCACTGCTGATTGAAACATTCGACACTATCGAAGACGCGCTGGAAGCCTACGAAGCATCTGGCAAGTATGGCACTGTGTACCGTGATGAGTTTGCGGAACAGTACCTACTTGACCTGACCGATGGAGACCTGACAGCATGGCTTGGATACTTTCATCTCTCAAAATGGGGATGCGATAACATGGCTAATGATACTGTGCTAGTCATGATTCAAGCGTGTTCGAGTGTTGGCGATAATCAAGAGCTCTTGGGCGTGTACTCTATTACCACGTTTAACGCAAGGCGACTGGCTGGGGAGGAATACTAATCGTGACAACCGTCATGCAAGTATTGGAAGTCCTACTGGCACTAGTGTTCTGGCTATTGAACTTCCTACGGATCGGACTGCTAGGCGTAGTAATCATTGGCCCTATCGTACTGGCAACCATGATGTACCTAGCGAAACATCCAAACGCGAATGCGTTTGACGACCACAAGCAAGACTGATATAATAAGACCATAGGCAACATTGAACTATTAGGAAAAACCGAACAGTTGCCTATCCTAGAATTGGAGAAACCCAAAATGACCACTGAAAACGCTGCTCAGTATCTGATTATTGCTCACATGCAAGTCCCGACCAACACGCGCTACAATCTTGAACCCAAGACAATGTTCTTCCCTAAGGGCATGTACATTGATGAATTTATTGAATTCATCTGCGACTATCCTTACAGCTTCACTGAGCTGGAAGCGCTTGCCATGCCAGACGCTAAAGAAGAACGCAAAGCCTACGGACTTTCACACGATCGTATCATGTTTGCGCTAACAGCAGGACGCTTTATTGAACAGCTCACACAGGCACTGCCAGTAGTCCCTCCGTTGGTGGAATACGCGCTGAAAGACATGGGCGTAACCTTGGAGCGTGTACCGATGCTGATTGGCGAAGGATCAGAGTTTGTCTTTGAGGAAGATGGTGTAATGACCACTGAGACTTATGAGCGTTTCATCTCAGGATGGTACACTGAGTGTATTGATTGCCTTATGCAAGACTATAGTATGGTAGCGTCTTATCTTCCTTGTGGAGACTGGAGCCTGCTGGAAATGATGAACTTGTTCCTGTGGGAGCGCGGCATGTGGGAGATGGGCGAAAAGTTTGAGCTTCCTCGGTTCAATATCCGCTTCACTGGCATGGGAGAGTGAGTTAGACTGATGTTGAAGTACGATCTGATTATTGAAACTGACCGGCAGGACGTTATTAAGGCCGTTATCGGCGCGGTACTGGCCTTGGATGGCACGGTGTGGAATGACCGGACACTCAAGGCAACCGCAATGGTACCTGACAGCACTGGCAAGCCAGTGTTCCGACAACTTGCAGGCGATGTTGACACTGTGGACTTTGAGCCTGTATACTCTACCCATAGCGACAGATGGGCCTCATTTAACAACGTTGAGGACGAATACTAAAAAGGATTGACAAAATGACTGACAGCGGTTACACTATTGAAACACGGGAACGCCTGAATGAGGCGACACGCAAACTGAAAACCAAAATTGACCACTACCGAGACGTAGTTCCGCTCACGCCAGAGGGGATCGAAAAGTGCTTGAATCTCCCTGGCGACTGGGACGCTCAGACAGTGGAAGAAAACCATGCTACAGCAACAGAGGTGCTAGTGGCAGTACCGCTGGCATGTCAACTAGGGAAACAGACTCTCTACAAGCGCTGGGGTATTGAGGCCATTACAATGATTCTTCAATTGGACGACGCAGTAGAAGCAGCAAACAACTTTGCAGACGCACTAAGCGAAGCAGTCAACGAAATCAAACAGGAGAAAACCAATGACTGAGTTCCAAACAATCGACTTCCAAACCTACCAAGCAGTCCAAGACGCAATCACCGTATTGGAAAACGTAGACAAAACACCCTACACTGTGTCGAAGATGGGGCAGGGACTGGGAGCGGCATACGCAGCGCGGGTACGTGAACTTGCAGCGGTAGACGTTGACGGGGAGGACGGGGAACTGTCCTACGAGAAGATCGTGACAGTATGCAACCAGATTTATGACATGGTGCAAGTCCTCAAGTGGATGTGGGGAACACGTTGCCGCGTCGAAGAAGTTGAGGACAGTCGCATCCGGGAGGCCGTGGACGCGCTGCAAAATATTGAAACAGTAGCATTTGAATGACCACTACCGACAAGAAGCATCAGAAAGAAAGTGAGTAACATTATGGGATACGACAAGCCAATTGACCGAGTGAACATGCTGGCAGAAGCGCTAGACGCAGTATTGAACGTTTACCGAGACGACATTAAAGACATCTACGCTGCCGAGCTTGTAGCAGATTCCCTGCCTGACCACTGGTGGCGTGACGGGATTGAGTTGCGTGGCCCCTTGTGGCTTAAGACTACGAGAATGGCTTTCCTGTCCACTAAAACGAAAGCCGCTGACATGGAGCCTAAAACTAAAGAAGAGCACCGTTACAAGTCTATTCTTGAGACTGTTAGTTTCTTGTCATTGGACTTTTCTAACGCGCTCGCTGAAGCGCTCAACGTGGCTAAGGAGAATGAAGAAAATGAAGCGGATTGACCCATACGACCTTAAATACGGTAATCCTGACTGGTGTTGGGACATGCAGTCAGACGGAAGAAAACTGGTCACGAGCCTGCTTGAAGATTTCAGGAAAAACCCCGATGGTTATCTTGCGGGAATTAATTTTCCTGACGACGCGACGGGGCAAACCCACTATATTGGTGACGGGATGGGAAACGGGCACCCCTTCGCAGCAACACTACACGACCATGCAGACCACACGAATCTTCACGTTCGCTGGTGGACTGGTGGTAAGGAGTACAAGTGCAGGTTCAAGCTCACTACCAGCTTCATGGCGATAGGAGAAGAAACTCCCGTCCCCACAGTTGCCTTTACTCTCCTGAAATCAGGTGTCTATGATATTGAAGGTAGCGCGGAGCGCGCGGCGGGCGACTATCTGAAATTTCGGTTCTGGCCGTGCCCATGCAGTAACGAGCGTGTTGACATGTGGTGGTCATTGAGCGGGTGCATGGACGTTACGATGTTCCACTGGGCACTCATGCCCGAAGCTAAGTACTGGATGCAACTCTCTTAAGGGAAGAAGGAATAAACAATGGTACACGCGGCAAGACTTATTGACATTACCCCGGAAATCGGGCGCGCATACGCTGGCGCTATCAGCGCGCTACGCAGCGTCATGGGAGCAGAAGGCCCCGTAATCAATGAAGGCGTAGTGAGAGCATACTGGATTGGACTGGACGCATACATGACACAGTATTTCGTCTGTAGCGACCATCAAGCCACGTGGAGGGACCGTGCTTGGGAAGCTGTAGGCTTCGTTGAAGATATCGGAAACGAATGTCATGCCGTGGCTTATCGGACAGCGCCGTGGAATGGTAAACTTACACAACAGGGCGCAGCCATGCTGGACGTTTATGGGGCACTGCAAGTCTTGGTTAAGGTAATCAAAGACGCGATAGAAACCGGAACAGTGGGAGGAAATGAGTAAACAATGAGCTACGATGATGTCGAAGCGGAAACTCGCTGATTTTATCTGTAAGGATCCAGCAGCTTTCCTGAAAGTGCAATTTTGCGAAGGCGGAGCGTTTGCAGACAGCATCTACGCTCCACTAGACCTTATCGCAGTCCCGATAATCATGTGCATGAAGGACGATGGGGATATTCACCTTACTTGCATCGTCCCGCACGCAGCAGACGACTCCTACAGCACCACAGAATACAAGTCCACTGCTGTCCCCACTGGCGCAGGCCGTGTTCGCTGTAGCAGAGTTAGCATACGCGCTCCTAGTCAAATGATCTAGAGAGAGTGGTAACAATGGTAGATAGCAACTGGGTAAGGGAAATATCCCAAGAAGTGCGCGCAAACACGCGCAAGTTCCTCCGCAAAGCCGTCCAGCCCGGAGGGTTCCTAGCCGACACGCAGTTCAAAGAACACGCGGAAGCCGGGAAACTGTTCGTCGCGCACTTAGAAGAAGCAGACAGGCCGTATCTCCAGATCGACTACTTTAAATTTGGAGACTGGGGAGCCAAGGTCTGTCAGCTAGCAGCAGCAGCCTACATCCCCTACGGGGAAACGGAACCATGCTGGACGCTAAACGCGCAGTACGAAACACTCTACCGTGAAGGTATCCCGTGGGAAACCTTCTTAGAAGGAGACATTAGTCACAATGTTTTGTGTGTTTGGGCGAGCGAGACAACCAGCTTCAAACGGCGGCTTGGAAACAAGAAAGACTCATGGCTATTCCCGCACGGATTCTCCTCACAATGGAGCGTCAACACGGAAGTTCTTCACGCATCCAACTATTAGGAAAACCCGAACAGTCAAAGGCAGGCAAACATGGACTACGAAAAATGGAAACGATACATTATAGACGTTGCTATGGAGAACCCAGCAGACTTCTTCCATAAGCAATTCTGCACGCAGGGAGCGTTTGAAAGCGCAACAGTCTCAGATGAAGCGCTAAAAGACAACCCAGCAATCATGATTATCACAATAGGCGAACATATCGGCCTAAGCGTTTACACGTGGGAATGCTTTGAGGACTACTACCGGCAGGAAGGGCGCTTCGTACTCAGTTCCGCATACAGCGATCTTCAATGGACTCTGTGCTGGGATTACGCGGGGGACAGTCGCAGGGCCTCTGGCAAGATCTCTGGCGACGTTGAGGCGGCGGCACGAGAACACGCAGAACAAGAGTGGGAGAATCTGGTCGCAGACTACGTTAACGATGAGGACGGTACCGAGAAGCACATATGGTTCTTCCCGCGTGGATTGTTTGATACGATTGACGGCGTTGGAGAAGTCCCGTATGCTAGTAACAAGCAACAATAAAGGAGGCAGCGTAATGCTTACCGAGCAGGAACAAAAAGAATTCAATAACATCGTAGCAGACCCCGACAGGCTTCCTCTTGGATGAGTTCGACCATTGGGGCGCGTTTAACACGTCAATCTTCGACTACAGAGACATTCAAGACGCTCAAATCCTCATGTCTCTAGGCCAAGCGGGTTCGCTTTGTGCAGATGTTGTAGTATGGGCGCAGTATCATGGAATGATTTCACGAGTATTCTACTTGGCTTTTTGGCGCGAGCAATCAGGATGGGAGCTATACATGGTTAACCGTGGCGAACTAGGCCGACCATCTACCCCGCCAAAACTCCAAGCAGACAGAGCCGCCAACGACGGGAAACATGAGTGGGATGTTGTCGTGCGAGAGCTGGAGAAGGACTATCGTCCCGGAGCGGCGTGGTACTTCCCGCGTGGCACGTTTGGCGCAGAAACCCTCCCGGAGCTAACCGGGTTCTATGCTAACGAGAAAGCGCAGGAAGGAGGCGCACATGGCGTATCGTGATAGAGAAAAGAGTGACATTACGATTCCGGGATTGGAAGCAGGAGATTACGTAACCGTGCCGCTGGTATTCAAGTTCCTACCATGCTCCACGTGCGACAAATGTGGCGAGGCAGGAACTTGTGTGGAAACAGGCAAGCGCAAACCGACCAGCACGCTCATCGACTGGGATAGCAGAATCAAAGGAGCGTACTTGAAGGCTGTGGCGCGCGTCAAAGAATCCAGCGTTTACGTGGACGCGCGGTGGAGACCACAACAAACGCCTACTTTTCTACAGCTCCTAGAAGAAGCATGTGCAAGCAAAGAACTCGCTCATACCAGCAATGATGAGTTAAAGTCGCAGCTCATTGCAGCCGAAGTAATCGTTGAAGGTCTCAGCGAGAAATACCGCTATATGAAACAATATACGCATGAGTCCCTGCCTGAACAGATTATCGCCAACGCGCACAGGGCGCTGAGAGAACTTACCGCTGCTATTAAGGGAGCTGTGGTAGACGTTGTACTAGGACGCACAGTCTATTGTGATGAGGAGGAGACAGTATGATTCCAGAAGAACCGGAAGAAAACGAAAACACTCAAGCCCAAAATAAGGGTGCGAGATTCTTTGTAGAACTGCTCGATGCGATGCTTTCCGCTAATACAGAAGCGGAAGAAGAAACAGGGGAAACAATGGAGCCAGAAGAGACGCAATACAACGTGTGTGTCTACGCGCAAGGCGCAGGCGGTGTCACACGTGTTGGCCCCTACGAAAAGTGGGAAGCAGTAGACATGCTAGACTGCTTACAGAAGCAGTACAACACGCCGGGCATGAACATCCTACGAGCGGGCGACAACCTGATCCCCATGAAGCACATCACCCGAATCTACCTAGAAGAAGTGGAAGAAGGTGAGGATTCCTCATGGTGACACTCAGAAAAATCTGCCACAAGCTGGCACTGGCAGCAATACTGCTTGGGATAGTATCTCTTATGGTAACTGCCCTAGTCGCGCTGTTCATGGCAGTGTTCATGCCAGCACAGGTCGCACACAACGCAGCGCTAGGAATGGCAGTAGCATCAAGTTTCATGCTCGCTATCACAGGCGGGCTTCTGATGCTCATGCCAGACTTTGACGCGGGCCTGTGACACAAATCTAACTTAATAAACTATCGGGGACGCTAGACGCACTCACTCACGCTATGATACGATAGCAGCACAGGAGACGCACCTAGCGTCCCTACTATCATACCCTTCAGGAAGGAAACAATATGGGAAAAACATTTCATGAGCCGGGATTCTACACGCTACCCGAACTAGACAAAGACACTCTGAAAGACATCTGCTACCCCGTTCACATCACCAAGCTAATGTCACCCCACCTAGTCTACCTGTACGCTGAAAACGGGTGCCTCAACATGTCCGAACTCGCGCCGGGGCACGTTAACTTCGACAACATCAAACAATTCTGCATGGTATCGCGACAAGAAGAACAGCTATTGTACAACTTCTGCCATACGCGGGGTGTCATCGTCCTATGCGAAGTTCGCTCACCAGAATACAACCTCACATGGCAGCAAGTCGCGCAGATCAAGCCGCTCTTCGTGTTCCCTAACGATGAATCTCCCGAAGTGCGGATGGATGATCTTGCCGACCTTTCCCGGCTCTACTGGAAGCATCTAGGCGGCTTGGCTTCTTGCAATAACGCGAGCACTATGCGAGAACTGTATGAGCGTGTCAGTCTCAGTCTTGCTGTCGATCTGGCGCGGCGAGAAAAAACCAGCCCCGGCGTTCTTGTAGTGGACAGTCTTGGGGAAATGTATCGTGCTACGAACGTGGAGTGGCAAGCGTGGAACAAACTGTTGCAGGACTTGTCTAGCGACATGAGAGAAGGTCGCGTAAGACAACTCACCTACCCGCGCGTAAACGAAGTTGAGGAATACTACCGGGAACGCCTGATGAAAGTCTTAGAAGAAGACAAGGAGCTACGCGCAGAAGTCTACAATGGGGAGAAGCCGCTACGGGCATTGCTTCATGCGGCAGTAGAACGTTACGGGGACTACTTGTCGCACGCCCTGTCAGGCGCACATTAGAATAGCGTGTAACAGAGAAGGTGCTCTCAGCATAAACCACTGAGGGCACCTCTCCTTATGCCCGCATTAAGCGTTCTGTAAGCCCCGTAGGCGCGCGAACGACACCAAGCCTATACGAGTAGCCACGGGCGGCACGAAACAGGCTCAGAACGGCCCCCAGCATGTGTGCATATAGTAAAGCGTGGGAGCGCAACCATACAGGCCGCACCCCCACGCTTAATATTCCTATTGTTTTAAGCGTCACCGTTCAACACATCACACATCAACTGAGGAGCCTTCAACAACACCCTGTCAACCACACTCACATCACAACCAAACCTAGCGGCAAGCTCAGGACGAGTCCAACCACACACATACTTCAACACAAGCATCTGCCTCCACTTCGGAAGCAGCGCCCTCAAACCAGCCTCCACGTCAACAACCACGCAAGACAAAGCCCCCACGTGCCCCGGATCACGCCGGGCGCGCGGCATACCCGGCTCCACACGCGGCGCATCCTCACCAATAGGCCCATCAAAACCATGCTGACAAAAAACCAACGGCAACGCGGCACACACAATGCCCGGAGTATAATAATCACCCATGAAACAACCCATCCTCCCCAACATATAGTCCAGACGGAACCTCACGTTGAGACAAAGCCATATCAGGACGACCCTTCCCCTTAGCGCGCTTATAGCCTGCAAGGCAAGCCCAGCGGAAATGATTCACCAAACCAGCCACCCCGGCACGCTCCCAACTCTTCACAAGCAGACGCGGGTCACGCATAGTATCAAGCCAAGCCCAACCCAAGAGCTCAAGAAAATCACAACGCAAACGCCTAGACGCAACCCAACAACCACGACACAATCCATAGCCCATAGCTTCCTCAAACGACTGGAAGGAGTCGCGACGCTTCTCCCCACCCAAGTAAGGCATGGTACGCAACGCATCCTTCACGCGCCGTTCATCCACCACGCCGAAACCATGCTCTACCCCAGAAACACTCTTCATAATCCTTATTCCTTTCCACCATGAACGAGACCAAGAAGAAACTTCCTCCCCTTCTCAACCAGAACGCTATTAGCATCCATACCACGCGGCACCGGCACACGCACACAATCAATAATACCCTCAGAAACAGACTCAAACAACCCATCCCCGGCACTGTCACCGTCACCCCATACGAACACGCGGCAACCATCAAACAAACTAGCGTAACGCTGCTTCCAATTATTCACACCCGGCACACCAACAGCATTCAAACCACACGCAACGAGACTCAACGTATCAATCTCCCCCTCGCACACGTGCATATCGCCAAAACCCTGTGTGGCACGAAGGTTAAACAACGTCGTATGATCCCCACCACGCATACTATACCGGGGATCAGCATCAGGCCGCAAGTTACGGAACCTCATACCAACAACGTTACCAGCACAATTAAAATACGGGATAGCAAGCCACCCTTCAAACCGCTCATCACCCGGCAAGGGTTCACCAACCAGCCCTATTTCCATGCCGTCCACCACGCTTTCCGGAATGCCCCGAGTGCCCAAATACTCTACCGCCGCTGTTTTCCCAGCCGGGCCACTGTACGCCTTCATGCGAGCCGCGTTTTCCGTCAACACCGTATCCCCAATCGGACGCAATAAATCTAGCATCTTTCCAATCACAACCTTCCATAAGCTCAATGAACCGCCAGCCGGAACCCTGTTCCCCGCAGCCGAAACACTTCCACACGCCCTTCTCCAAGTCCACGCTCAAAGACGACTGACTGTCCGCGTGGAACGGGCATGGCATGAGGAAGCGGCGACGCGCCGTATCAAAACCATAATGCCTGAAACAAAACTCTAACAAGTCCTTGTTCCTGCACGTCTTATTGTTTGATACTGGCACGCCGCCACCCCCATTCTTTTACCGTCAAAGGATCACCGCCACGGCGGTAAAACCTATCATATCACGTTCGCTTCCTGTTCAGCAAATCAGCGAAGTCCTCAAGACGGAAAATCGCCCAACCCTCCTCAACTGCCTTACCCCGCGCCTTAACCACAGCAATAGGAAACACGTCACTATTCTCCAAACCACGGTTAGACGCATACAAGGCGCACTCTGTCGTAGCCTCATTCAAGTAGCGTGGGATTTCCAAGCGCTTACAGTTCTTAGCTTCGATCACGAACCGCACGCCGTCCACACTACGAACAACCATGTCGCCTTCATCCAGGGAGCCTAGTTGTCTGAGTGCTTCTACGTCGCAGCCCTTGCCGCGTAGGTAGTTGCGTACGTCTGTTTCCCATGATGTGCCTTTGCGTTTGTTAGGATTAGCCACATGCACCACCCCTTGTTAGTCTAGTTCTGGGTTGCAGCAGTCGCAACCAGACGGCAATACCTGAGAACCCGTAACGTCTGCCTCAATCGTATAATCCTCAATGAAATTCAAGAACGCACGATGGTCAGCAACCTCAGCTTCCAATTCTTTGACGCGCTTTTCCATGCCGCGCACCACGGCCAGCGCCCGCCACGCAAGATCGTCCACTTCTTCAATGCGCCTACGTGCACGCGACGACCGCCAATCCAACAGTTCCATCATACATTTAACGTCGCGCGCCCAAAACACGGTCGCAAAACAGAAGACGACAAACCCTACACTCAGCACACAGAACGCAATCAATCCAGCAATACCGTTCATAAAATAATTCACTTCCTTCTAACACTATCGTACCGGGCCTAGCCCATATTCCTCAAGCAGTTGACGAGTACTCTGCTGTTCTCGCCACCACTCGTCAAGCCATTCAGATTCTTCTTCGCTCATCACGAAACATGCTTTCCGATAGCGCCAGCAACCGCGCCCAGAAGAATACCAGCAAGCTGGACAGCGCCCCAAGCCGTCAAGACTCCAAGCGCGCCAAAGAACCCTGCCACAAAACACTCTCCAATACCCATAATATTAACCTCCAAAAACAAAACGTAGAAAATATGATTACTTATTCTGTGAGAACTTCTCACGCAGCCAATCAGAAAGCCCCTCACTAAGAGTAATACAAGGATCTATAAGGATCATAGCCAAACCCAGCACGCCAGCAAGAATCAGCGCGGCTACAAGGAACATCAAAACCTCTCCCAACATTACCGGCCACCTTCACCCAATCGGCTATTCATCTCGGCCTCAGCGGCCTTCCGGCCCTTCCGGTCTGCCCACGCGTCCCTAACAGCCGCCCAACACGCTAACAGGATCAGCGGGACATAAGACAGTAAGACAATTGCGAGCAAGCCGACAGCGAAACCCAGCACAGTCCAAAACCAGTTCACAAAACCCGTAACAAAAACCATCCTTTTCAACTATTGTTGCGAGCATCAAACCCGCCAAACCAAGTACGAGACGGATCACACGACAACACGGCAAACCGCTGAGCAGAAGGATCACACGTCCCCTCACGCTGCTTAACCACAGCCACACGCATCTCACCACGCATACCCTCATAAGCAGGCGGCTTCAAACCAACCGTCAACACCAGTTCAGGCTTCTCAGCAACACCGTTCTTAATCTCACTACGAGCAGGCGGGCGACTAGGATCACTCACAGCCGCCGAGCTTTTATCCGTAGCATGATGCAACACAATACTCGTGCACCCAATCTGGCGAGTGAACGACGTGATATCATTCATCACAGCCATTTGAGCTTGATAGTCCGACTCGCTCCCACTAAAATCCATAAGATTATCAAACACAACAACCTTAGGATACTCGTTGAAGCAAGTCACGAAATTGTTTACCTGATCTTCCACGATATGCCAAGTAATAGGATTACCGTGACAGAACGTAATGTTGTTACGCGACAAGGCAGACAGTAGGAAGTCAGCGCCTTCATGAGTTTCCATCAAAGCGTCAATCTCACGAGTGTTCTTACCCGTCATGATAGACGCGACGCGACTAGCCGCCGTAGACGCACTCATATCCGCACTAAAATACAATGTGGGAAGATTCCACTTAGACACCATGTACAACGCTAGGCCACTCTTCTGGCTACCGCTACGGCCAGCAATCATAATCTCCTGACCGTAATGGAACCTGCAACCCAGCCCGTACACGTCGTCAAAACCGGGAATGTGCGGAAGGTCGTGAGCAAGATTCTTACGAGCCAATAGGCCCCTGAAAGCGTTACCAGCCATAACCCTTCACTCTCCTTACAATACCCTTACCGTATAGGCTCCCACAACCACAATAGTAGCAGCATCATGATTGGGGGAGCACGGCAGAGAAGATTCGAAAAACACGGAAACAGTTTACAGGCTAGTAGGCGGGCATGTCATCCTCACCAGCCTCAGCCTTCTCCAAAGTCGCAGCAAGACTATCAGCCAACTCAGTACACTCCTTCACGCCCTTATTACCCTCAGGCAACTCGTGAAGCACCCACGCGGGATTACCATTCTTTGTCGTAATCTTCTCAGCGCGGAACGGGCCAATAACCTTACCCATATAATCGCGAGCAATACGAGTAATCGCAGTATCCGTACAAGTAACATTCATCAACTCTTCGGGATTCATAGCGACCATGCTCGCCGTGTCAGGGAACACGAAGAAGTCACCCTCAATCGCATCACGCTCGCCCCACCTAGAAGAGACAGGCCCCTTCCATACGCGGGGGACGAAGATCAGGGCCTCACTGTTCCCATACTTGGACAGAGAGAAGAAACCACCAGCGGGAGCAGCTTCGCTAATCGAAATACGAGACATAAATATCACACAACCTTTCCAAGTGTGAGGGGTAAAGAACCTTTCCAACCCCAACAATGAATATTATAACACGCTACAGGAAGCATGTCAACAGTTAATTGCCAAACAAGCCAGTAGGCTTACCAGACTCCTTAATAGCCTTAGCGCGCTCCTGCCACAACGGGACAAGCTCAGGCGTATTCTGGAACGTTAAACGACGATCCTTCCACAACTGCTTCATCTGCTCCTCAGTAGTAGCAGACTCCATAGCCTGCCACACAGTAATAGCAGCATCATTACCAATAATCTCAGCAGGAACACCAGCCTCAGCCTGAACGTCCTCCACGCGACTACCATAGTCCACAGGCGCGCCAGTAGACTCTGACAGGAACCGGCCACCCAGCTCTCCCGCCACGTTGTTCTGTGCGTGCCACGTGTCAGACGCTGCCAAAACCGTAGAAGCCAAAGGCAACTCATCGACCTTACTAGCATCCCAACCCATAAGCTCCAACAGGCGCTCATGAACATCCCGGACAGTGCCTTTAACGACGATCCAAGGATCATCATACCCCTTACCGGCCTTTAGTGTCACGGTGACAGGAGCATCTTCCCCGTTCCACGGGGATTGTGTTTCAGTTTTCTTTCCAGCCACGCTTTTCTCCTTTCCAAGAACGTTTAACGAACGATGTCAAGTCTTATAGTAGCGTACCAGCGTGTGCCCGCGCAACCCTAACCGTAGGAACAGGGCCAAGCTCACCAGCACGCTTACCCCCAACAGTAGCACAATACTCCCGCACCGGGCAACTAGCACAAAAACCAGAACCCGGGTTAGGGACAAACACGCCAGCCTCCATGCCGCGCATAGCCTGACCAAACCAATCCCCAACCAACAGGGCAGGAACACGGTCACGGTAATCATGCCACGCTTTAATGTCACCATCAGCAGCAGACCAGAAACCAGCACGGTCAACAGTAAAACCACACTGCCCCAACAAAGCAGCATACACGTCCAACTGGCCCACACTAGACGGAATATTACCAGTCTTAAGATCGACAATACAAATGTTACCAAGATTGTCTACCAGTACGCGGTCCACGTAGGCGACAGTGTTAGCCCCGCCAAGGTTGCCAGTCAGCTTAACTTCAATACCCGGCGCACCATTAGCATCAACAAACACTTCAAGAGAACGCTCATCAAGCCACTTATCCCAAGCCTCAACCATGAGAGGCCCGAAATGCTCACACCACTCCCTATCTTTCTTATTAGGCCCACCGCCCTTACCCAACGTTTTCAACACGCGGCCAGACGCTTTAATCTCCATGCTGAAACGCTCAGCCTTAGCCACCTCCCGGTCAAACGCCTCCTGGAACGACACGTCCTCAAACGGGAGACCGCAACGCTTCAAATCATGCTGCTCAGTCACATAGTGAACAGCCGTACCCATGAGAGTCACCCACCACGTAGACTTATCCAACCCAAACAAACGGGACAGTTCCCAGCGCTTACCGCACTCGCTGTATGCGCTCACCGCGCTATACGACAACGCGGCAATGTCTTTAACGTTCTCGTTTTTCTTTTCAGTCACGATAGCCTCCTAAAAGACGATAACAGAACCTAACAACACTCAGCATACTAGCCCGCGAGCGCAATGTCAACACGTAGATACAAAAAGAAAGGGGTGGCACAACCTCCCCGAAAGGGAAATCATACCACCCCAAAACAAGCCCTGTTAAGACACGGGACGCGCCGCACTCACGTCACCCACGCGAGTCCTAGACCTATACACGCAACCACACGACGAACACCTGTAGCCACGGAACCGGGACACGCCCACAACAACAGGCTCAGTCTCCACACGCTCAACGCTACCACAAGCAGGACACGACAGCACGTCACCATCATACACAGCAAGGCTAACGCCCATGCCCACGCCACACCACGGGCGCAACCTGTCATACAGCTTCTCGGTCAACGTCACGTCGCCACGGTTATAAGTCTCCATGCGTTGCCATGCTTCCATGTCGCCCTCCATACAGGCAACCCACAGGCCATGCCCTTCATGGACAACCTTATGGCCGATACCGAGACGCTGAGACACGTAATCCAGCTTGTTAGACGGGAACTTGAAATGCTTCTTAACCACACGCAACAGGTCAACATGCTTGAAACGTTCCACGGGCGGAAGGCCCAGCATGACAAACTCGCGGTTCAAGTGCTTCACATCATAGTTAATACCGTTATACGTGACAATAATATCAGCCGCGTTCAACAGCTCCCACGCGGCACGAACCATAGCCTCATGCCCGCCCTTACCCCGGTCACTGTAGAACAACGTCTGCTCATCACCATACCACTTAGCGGCAAAACAAATCATCTTACCATCTTCCACAATCTGGTTAATGGCAACGTTCTGATCCCATAGTCCCCACACGTGAGCAACAGACGGTGAACACTCAATATCAATAGTCAAAATCTTCAAATCATGGCTGGACTCAACCTGCCCGCCAATCTTATTCCAAGTCTCACTGAATCCCACAGGAACATGCCCCCCTTCGATGTAGCCCGACAGTACTAGCAGAAACCTTAATACCCTCAACCGCGAGCGCCCGCACAATCAGACTATGCGGCACAGTAGGATCAGCCAGAATCTTCTCAAACTGAACACGATCATCACCATCAAAACCACGCCTGATCACCTCCACGCGGCACGGCCTATTCTGAGGCTGTTCCTGACATTTCTTAAAACTCTCACTAAACCCCAAAAACCCCACCTTCCTTTCCTTACTTAATACAAGTAGAGTCCCGCATGACGCGGCACCAACACGCACATAATACCACAAAACAATACTATACGCAAACAAGGCACCGCGCCACGCGGGAAACAAGCCCGAAGCCCTAGCGCTTCTCTTTACGACGATTGTCCGACTCGTCGTAAATGAAACTAGTCAGACGACGATTAATCTCATTCATCTGCCCCATCAAGTAGTTCGCGCGCTCATCAGCCAAAGCGTCACGCTTAGCCGACTCGCGGCGAATCTCCTCAATACTAGCCTTCAAACTCTCATTCATTTCCGTCATCTCTTCACGGAAATTAACAGTATGATTATTCGTCACCTGTTCGCGAGTCTGTTCAACGTGTTCCCCAATACGCTCAACCTTCTTGTTGATACGCGCGCTGAAATAAGTGAAACCCGCAATCATCAAAGCAAACAAAGAATCATACAACCTCGCGTCCCCTAGCCAAGCCGAAAGGGACTGAGCCATCAAAATGCTAAGGGGAGCGTGAAGAAACATCCTACGATATCACTCCCCGCCAGTCTTAGTCGCCGTAGGCGCGTGCTTAGCCACATAGTCAAACACGCCGTCAACCGTAGCAACATCAGTTGGATCGGCCTTAGCCCAATCCAACACGCCAGCAGCCTTCAACACGGCATACACAGCCTGCCCCGCGCCAAACACCACAAGGAACTGAGCAGTAAACAACTCCCAAGACGCAGGATACGCCCCGGCAAACCAGACCAGTACGGACGCTACGACAGCAAACCCCAAGGCGATAAAGCGCTTAGTCTTGCTTGTCCATGACGCGCGCTGAGCGACATGCTGGACAACGGGCCAGATTACGCCCACAAGGATAGACACGACAAAAGGATCAATGTGATAACCCAACATTAAGCAACCCCTCCTAAAATATTGTTAAACAAACAGTAAAGACAGTGGGGCAGGTCACGGCTTCTCAGCGCCAGCCTCCACCGACCGGACAAGACGCTCAGTCTCAGGCCCCCAAATACCATCCACGTTAGCGCCCACAGCCTCCTGAATAAGCTGTACACAATTATCATGAGCCGACATGCTATTATCACCCCAGATACCGTCCACTTCAGTGCCCACGACAGACTGAGTGAACTCAACGCCGTAGGGGAACTGGACTCCACCCCAGTTAGAAGCCTTACGTACAGCGTCCACACGCTTATCAGTGTCAGGCCCCCACACGTTATCGACATCTGCACGGACAGCAGCCTGAACAGCGCGGCAATCAGTGTAGCCGCCCTCATGGGATGTTGCGCCTTCATAGCGAAGGTAGCAGTCCCACGGGTAATCGTAATAAGGCTTCACAACAGTCTCGCGATCAGTCTGATCACCAGACTCTCCCCCCGCGATATCCCCGTTCTCGTCAATCGACGCTTGAGCCAGAATACCCCAATCCACCAACAGCGCAACGTGGTTACGGTGGTTCAAGAGAATGTCGCCCGGTTGCGGGTAGCCGTTGTTAGGCAACTGTCGCCAGCCGTGCTTACACAGCTCAGCGGCCATGTTCCCCGTGTAAGTAGCGCCGCCAGTGTCAAACCCGCACTCGCGCAACACTGCGATAATCAGGCTAGAGCAGTCAGCTTCGCCGCCCTCACGCACATCCCAACGATTCCACTGATCGTAACCAAGGTTGCCATACGCGCACAGCCAGCGAACGCGGTCAATAAACTTTTGCAAATCTGCCATACCATTTTCTCCAATTCATCTCTTCTTACAAAGGACACGGCACAGCGGGCCAACCCCAAACAGGGCCAGCCCGCCACACCCCACAAAAACCCCGCTACTGTTCGGTAGCAGGGAAAGCCTGAACCATAATACGATTCAACTCACTAGACTGAACAAACTGAACAGTACCACCGTTAGACTGAGTATCACGCGCCCGATACCCCTGAACCAAAGCCTCAATCTTAGGAGTCACATTAGCATCAACATAGCCAAAACACGTCACAGACTGAGACTGAGAATCCTCATGATCCCACGCTGAGGACGACTTAGGGCCACCCTCACCGCCAATACGCAACACAAGGTTCACGTCACCAACGACACGCCCCCAACCAATCACCGTAGCATACACAAGACGACGATACGGCCTTGCAGGGAGACTACCAGAACCAATCCAACGGTACTCACCGTTGTTCACGTGAATCTCGTTAGTCAAACCAAACACGGAAACGCTGGTCTCAACCTCATTCACAGGTCGCAGCACCCACCGGCCATCACCAGACTTAGACCCATCCGCAATATACAGCAGGTGCTCGATGCTGAAATACCAAGGTTGCGCCGTAGTCGCCCCCATGCCAGCATCCTGAGCCTGAGTCAAAATCTCACGAGCTTGACTCACGCTAGAAGCCCGCGTTACCGTACCGGCTGTCTCAAACGCCCTACGGAACGATCCCAGAAGGTCATCCGTACCGTCTGGCAGCACCATTCCTCTTAGAGTTTTACTTCCCAAAACAATCCTCCCTCACGGTCACAGGTGCCAGCGAACAGGCGGAATCATAATACGAGACACATTCGGCTTAACGCGGATACCCTTGTCTAGCTTCAACGCGAACGTTCCGTCCGGGCGAATCTGGCCCTGAGCGAAATGCGGGAAATTATCTTCAGTAATAACCACCGTGAAATGCACCCACTGTTTCGGACGGTACCCTTCAGGGATAATGCCCCACTGATACCAAGTATTCCCGGTGTAGTTCCACTCGCTGTTCTGGCGCACCCATTCGCCGCCAAACAGGTCAACAATCTGACCAGTCTTGACCAGCTCAAACTCGCGTGGCTCACGCTTCCAGTCTCGGTCTAGGTCCCCGAAGCCGCGCTTCTCCTCCTTAATCGCGGGCTGTGTGGGCTGGACGGGCTTAGACTTGGAATCAGCATAAGCCTTAGCCGCGCCAATAATATCCTCCCAGAAGGCAGCAGCCCCCTTAGTCCCGCGATTGTGCGTCACCCCCTGAGTGGTAAAGTCTAGAGTAGAAACTTCCGCACCTCCCGGGAGCGGCCTCCCATCAGGAGTTCTCGTATCCATCGACCCTACTCGAAGTGTCGTGTTATAGCCGGTGCCAAAACCTCCCTCACCCCGGGCCTCCACTATGAAAGCGTGCGAATCTCGCGACTCGCCGCCCACATTCTCGGCACGCTTCAGCGCAATACTTGGAACATCATTATATTCATCCGCTTCGATATGAAGCTCCAACTTAGGCATATTCTCAGGCCGCAACACCATGCTGCCGCCCTCAATGCGAGCGCCCTTCAGCGTCTTACCTTCAAGCGTGTCAGTAATCAAAGCTCCACTAATCTTCGCCTTACCTGCAACAATTTCATCAGTAGTAATCTTACGGAAAGTAGCCAATTTAGCCTCCAATTCCTCACTAGCAACAATATGACGCGCCCCCACAGTGCCGCCAGCAATCAAATCTCCTTTAATCAAAACCTCGCCAGCACGCAACCGGCCAGTGTCAACAGGCCCTTCAGCGGCAGCCTTCACGCGCTTAGACATATCCTTCAGGGACTCGTCCAGCTTCCCAGACTGAGCTTCAATAGCCTCACCCGTAGCACCCAAAGCAACAGTCTCACCACCAGCCGCCGTGCCCCCGGCAAGCAGGCCAGTAGGGACAAGGTCATCATTCACCTGAACAAGAACCTCACCCCCAACAGGGAAAACGCCGCCACCGTGGGGGACGCTCACAATGTTCCCCTCTGTGCCAATCTCCACAAGCGCACGCCCGTCAGCTTCAGGATCAGGCCCCTTGAAAATGCCGGGAACAACGCCGCCACCCATGCCAGTACGCAACGCGCGAACCTGACTGTCACGGAACTTCTTAAAATCCAAAACAGGAATAGCCACTATATGACCCCCTCAATATCAATACGCATCGTCTCCACGCTACCGTCCAAAGGCATACTGTAGCCCGACACGCTACCAATAGCATTGCCAAGATCGGAGTCTACACTAACCACATCCCCAATGTCAACACGATAATCAGGAACCATAGTGAAAGACTTCACGCCACTAGGAGAAAAACGCCTGACCGCCAGACCAGCAGCCCTGTCAACGTCATACTGTCCATCAGCTGCCTTAGCCTCAACAACCTCAGTCACAACCCCGTATAGGGATTTATCGAACGCGCCATCGGCCCAAGCCTCACTCCACCAATCATGCTTAACACTATGACTATTCTTACCATCAGTCTTAACACTCTCAGTCTTACTGCCCACGGCCAGCCAGTGATTAGGGTGAGTGTGCGTCCACTTGGCGTTAGCTTCCAACACCAACGCCCCGTCCGTATAACGAGCATCAACCCGGGAAGAATCAGGCCGCACCACATGCAACGCCCCATCCTCCATAACCCTACCAACAAGACCATAAGACGACAACAAGGATTCTACCGCGTCGGTACGGCTACGTCCCCAAGCAAGGCCGCCCGGCAACCCCCGGTCAGAAACACCATCCAACACCACGCTCAAATACGGGTAACACAAGCGCTCCAACTCGGTACGCAAAGTAGAACCAGCGGGCGGGCTAGACGGGAACGGGAAAGGATCATCCGCCAAACGCTGTATAAGGCCCTTACACGTAACATTCACCCCGCCCTCACGAGTAGGCGACACCTCCTGAATCAGAAACCAACCCCTGTCCACCGTGAACCTAGTGCCATCAGACAAGTCAACGTCAACAAACACGTGCAAAGTCTGGCCCATAGCAGCAAGAGGACTCCACTCATCCACAGGGATAAGCGTGCTATCAAACTGTAAGGTCAGCGTCTCTGACCGTGACACGCCCGTAGACACGTCCAGACGGGCTTTTAACGGACTTAAACCCGTAGCCAGTACGTGAGGCCCGCGAGCGCTATCCACGCGCGCAGACACGCGTCCCGGTGTCGCAAACACGCGACTATCAACATTCGCAGGCGCTCTCACAACGCACCACCCAGCCTGTTCACCAAAGTCTCATACGACCAGCCAGTAGTCCACTTGTAGCCAAGGCGCGTAGCCTCATTCCACGTCGCAGCCCCACCGGCGAAACCCCCGGAAAACGCAGACAACTGCAACACGGGGAAAGGCTTCTCAACCCACTCAATATCCACCCTGTGAACGCCCTGAGTATCCACGCGCGATACAGTCACCTTACTGATAAGCACGCACCTGACCTGAGGAACCCCCAAAGCGGGACGATCCAACGCCACACTCACAAGCCCGCGAGACTCCAAAACCTGCATGAAAGACTTAATCAATTCAGGAGACGATTCCAACCACACGCGACAACTACCCTCGCGACGGGCAGTCCCGAACCTGACCACGCCATTAGAGAACTCGCTCACCCCGGTATCGCTAGTCCAATCGTCCGTGGGGCCTTCATAGAAGTCCACGGCAACCTGAACGCCGTCAACGCTAGTAAACAACGCGCCACCCTCACGGCACTTAACTGTGCGAGTCAACGCAACCCGCTTACCAGCAAACTTATATGTTACTGCCACGCCGGGCGGCGCAAAAATATCAGACACGTAAGCCACGCCACCATTATTGTTCTCAAACACGACACGGCCATCAGCCGTCTCCAGCTTCCCGCGCCCTTCAACCTTAAAACAAGGTAGGCCGGTAACACTATTAACCCAACCAGACAACACAGCCATAAGCACTCACTCTCCCTTCCACACTACTATTAACAAGGGCACCATGCTAGGCGCACACCCACAAGCATACCACAAACAGGCATGCGCCTAGCATACAAGGCCGGTCAGCCGTAGACGGCCTCAAAACCAGCCTCAACGCGACTATCCGCAACATCAGACACATAAGCCGGGAAACTCTCACCATCAACAGTCAAATTAATCTTCGCACCATTCAAAGACGAAGGATCAATCTTAGCCTGAACAGTCAAATTCTCCTTAAACTCAGCGTTAACACCACGGAACGCCCGGACATTAGCAGCCTTAGCCTCCAACGCCTCCACAGAATCCTGAGCGATATTCTCAGCAGCCATAACAGCCTGCTTACCCTCACGCTCAATACCCTGAGCGAAACCCTCAGAGAACGAATAACCGAAACGGCGAGTAGCCTTAGACGGCGAGTTAATCTCCAAAGCGCTCTTTATGACAGCCAACGCACTGTTAGCAACACTCTGAGCAGCAGAATGCACCTTACCGCTATTGTTATAAATACCGCTAGCGAAACCAGAAGCGAACGAATCACCAGCGCCCGACGTGGACACACTATTCAAACCAGCCACACCACTATTAGCAGCAGACTGACCAGCCAAATACACATCATGACCACGATCCGTACCAGCAATAAAACTGTTAATCGACGCAACACCAGCATCATTCCACCTAGGCTTACCGGCCTGTAGACCGTTAACGCCCTGACCAGTCACAATACCAGCCGCGTTACGAACAGCATCCATACCGCTAGACACGCCATTAGCGAACCCGAAAGCCGACTCAGAACCAGCATCCTGGAAAGCCCCAACACGAGTATTGCCCTCCTTCTGCCACTGGCCGATAATGTTACCAGTCAAAGGATCGACAGCATCAGGGATGGAATACAAAGCCCCGTCACGGAACTGGAGCATAATCTTCCCGCCCTCGTCTCGCATCGTGATACCAAGATCAGACAAAGCAGACTGCAACTGATCCGACGTAGTAGCCTTCAACACCTCAGAAGCGTCCACGCCCTCCTGAGAAAGAACGTTAGACAGTGAGCCGCGTAGCCCCTCAAAGTTACGCTGAATCTCATCCCGCGTCCCAGACGCGCCCTGAGCGTTAATCGCCTTCAAACGATCCATGCCAGACTGAGCCTCAGCAGCCAAAGTATCATTAGCCTTCTTCAACTCATTCCTAGCAGCCTCACCGCCCTCACGGTACTTATCCGCAAGCTGCTTAGCATAATCAGCACCAAACTCAGTATGCTGCAACGTCTCAATAGCCTTAGTATCAAAACCAGCCTTCATCAAAGTATGCAAGTTGTTAGCGAAGTCAGCCTGAGCCTTCTGCTGCTCCCGCAACTTCTCCAAGTAATCGTCAACACTCTTAACAGCCTCACCAGAAGCATCACGAGAAGCCTTACCCACATTAGAGAAAGCATCACTAGTCTTAGCCAGAACGTCAACACCCTGAGAAGCCTGACTAAACGTCAACCCCCAACGAGACGCAGACTTATCCAAAAGCCCATTCAACGCGCCCAGAGTACGGTTACGCTGCTCCAAAGCATCCACGTTATCGCGAGCGATACTAGCAGTACCAGCCATTGCAATGTTCAACAAGGACGCTTGGTCAGTAGACTTACCCATCTGAGCGGCATACAGCTCCAACTCGCTGCGCAACGCGGGACTGTCCTGCAACATGCGAGACAACGCGGCACGAACACCATCAGCAGGAACGCCAGCAGCACGCCAAGAATCAGCCAAAGCCTTCATATTCTTAATAGCAGCAGGCCCATCCTTCTGAGCAAGCTCGTTCAGACTGTTAGCAAAGTCGCGAGTCTTATCCGCAAGGTGAGAAACCTCAGCAGAAGCAGCACTACCATGCTTATCAATCCAACCAAAGACACCACCCTGAGAACCGCCGTTCTTAGAGTACTGCTCCAAGGACGCTTGAACAGAGTTAATCTTACCCTTCATTGCTGTAGGCAGTGATGCTAGGTTAGTCAAGTCCCAGAAGCCGCCGCCCTGATACATCGGGGCAGTAGACAGCTTAGTAGCCTCCTCCTGAATCTTACGGAAATCAGTAGACATGTTATAAGCAGCAACATGAATCTTCTCCTGAGCCTGACTCAAAGTATTCGCAATACGCTCAGTTTGCTTACCCACATTCTCACCAAAACGCTGACTATCACGCTCCAACAACACAAACGCAGCAGTCACCGCGCCCAACGCGACCGTAATAGGCGTAGCCAAGCCCGCGAGCGCAGTCAAACCGCCACCCACCTTAGACAAGCCCTTACCAGCCAAACCAGCAGCGCCACCCATCTTAGACATGCTATCGCCAGTGAGAGAAGCCCAACGAGCAAAATCAGCCAAACGGACACCAGCCTTATCAACCACGCCCAGTAGCGCGGTAACAGGCCCGCTAACAGCCTTCCAGCCCTTAAGCGCAAGGAACCCGCCAACCATAAGCTCAGCAGCAAAAGGAATCTTAGTGAACGCCTCAACCACGCGAAGCCCGGCCTCAGCAAGACGAGTCAACAGGGGGGCAACCTTCTCAATAGAATCAGCCATACGCTTACCCAAAGACAAAGCAACCCTAGACAACAACGGCTCCAACTTCACAACCGCCGTAGACAAAGCGCCAAGCGTGGAAGCAATAACCGGCCCGAAGCCGCGAGCAAACGAACCCGCCACACGCAACAACGAACCCAAGCCGTCACCCAGACGCGGCCAAACCTTATCCAAACTACGCACGCCAACAGCAAGATCAGCGAAGAACTGCCTCAAGCCAGTCTGGAAAGCCGTAGACGACAAAGCTTTAAACAAGCCGCCAGTCAAACCCCCGGCAGCAGCACCCATGTCCCCGGCAGCCACCTTGAAAGTCTCGCTAATGTTACGCCAGAAAGCGTTCCACTCGCCACCAACTGATGTCTTAAACTTACCCCAAGCCAGACGAGCACCATCCAACACGTTCTTAAAGCCTGTAATAAATCCCTGAGTGCGAACAATGTCAGCAGCGTGCTTTAAGCCGCCAGCCAAAGCATCAACCGTAGTGCCCCCGGCCTCACGAGCAACAGCCGTCAAACTAGAGAACAACCGGCCAGTCTGATACAAAACCTTCCCAAGCGCTTGAAACTCTCGCATACCATTATCAAGAATCTCCTGAAGCTTACCAGTACGCTCAGCCTCAGTAAGCCAATCAGCCCACCTGTCAGTAGCCCGACCAAGCCAGCCCAACAAATCCTCAAACGCGTTAGTACCAACATCACCCAAGACGCGAAGAACCTTAGCAAACCCGTCACTATGCTTAGCAAGCTCCTCCATAGCCCTGCCAGTGTGCTCAAACTGGCGTTCCATAGCAGGGCCAACAATCTTCTCCAACGACACCAACACGCTAGCGAAATGCTCACCAGCAGCCTGAGACGTGCGCTTCAAACCATCACGCAAACGTGGGAACAGGCCAGCATAAGCCTCCTCAAAACGCCCCTTAGCCTCACCCCAAAACGAAGAACCCATCTCCTTAGACAAGCCCTTAAAATCGTCCTTAAGGTGCGTAATATGGTCACTAATGTTCTTCAACGGAACAACAAACGAAGCCGCTAAAATACCAGCCGCAACAGCCATACCCGGAACCATAAGCCCCACAGCCTCAGCCGCGCGAACAATCCCCGCACCAACCGTCAACGTGTGCATAGCCAAAACAGACGCAGCAGACGCAGCCACAGCCAAACCAGAAGCCATAAGACCAATAAGCGGCACAGCCTTATCCATATTCTTAACCATATCCCACAAGCGCGTAGACAAATCACGAGCAAGACGGAAACCACTCAAAGCATCCAAAGCAGTCTTAGCAGCAATAAAAGCCTTACTATCAACAATAGGCTTAAACTGCACCCAACGGTCGCGAGCAAGAAAAGCGAGACGAGCAGCAGTAATATACCGGGCAGAATGATCCAACCCCAACTTAAACTCTAGCTCAGTCTTATCCCACTTGCGCTTAAAATGATGCAACTCGCGGCCAATCCTACGCAAATCCCCACGATCCATATTAGGCTTAATCTCAAACTCGAAATTATCATGCGAACCGAAAGCCTTCTCACGGATACGGCGACGAATCCCATCCAACACGGAATCCAAACGGCCAGACTTAACCTCACTATCAAGGTCAACAACATACTTCCAATTCTGACGGCGACCAAACTCTTCACGAATCCGTCCATCAGTCTCAAGCAGCTTCTCAGCCGAAGCCCCATCAACCTCAAACTCTACCCGGCCACGATACTCCTTCTTAAAGAAGCCGTCCAACTCTCCACGAATCTGACTCTTCCAATCGTCAGCCGGGTAAATCTGAATCTGAGCCTTCTTACTCTCCAAAGCCTTCAAGAACCGGGGCAGCTCATGCTCCCAAGGGAAATAGTTACCACTCTTAGACGCAATCGGGTGAGCCTCAAAAGCCTTACCCTCAAAAATAGCACGATGCTTACGACGCAACACGTCAAGACTCTTATCCAATTCACTGAAAGAATGCTTCAACCGGCCAGCGCGCTCAGCCTCAACCTGAATCTTCTCACGCTCCAACTCAGCCAGACTCTTAGCCACATTCTGCTGATCCAACTCCAAGCGCACCTCTTGAGTGACAGGACGCAAACGGCGCTCAATCTCACGATGCAACTCGGTAGCACGTTGCGCGGCCCGCTCCTCCTCAAGCTCAACCTCAACATTTATAGGATCAAGCGACTTCTCCAACAGTTTAACCTGACGGCGCGTCTCATGCCACATCTCAGCCGTAGCCGGAAGAATCTTAACAGCAAGCCACGCAATCTCAGGAACGCTCTCTCCACCAATATCAATAACATCAGGCACTAACCCTCACCACCCCACGCAACAAAAAAGGGGAAGGCCACCACACCGGCAACCTTCCCCAAACACAATGACAACTACTCGTCGTCAAATTCAACTTCTTCCCACTCAACAAGCCCCAAAGACTCGCCCCATGAGACCAACTCGCGCAAAGACAAGCCCTCAGACTCTCGCCGCACATCCTCAGCAGTCTTAGCCTTCGGACGCGGATACGGCTCAATAGGAACCTTCCCACCGGCAAGCCCCTTCATCAACGCCTGAATCAAATCATACGTATCCTCCAAGACCACGGTATCCCGCGTCCTACCCAAGAACCTATTGTCACCCAACTTCTTAGCAACATAACGCGATCCAACAGGCAACTCATCAATCAACTTGACAAGCATGGCAGGCGGCGGGTAGTCGCCGACAGTCAGAGTCTTAACAATATCAATATTGTAATGCTCTAACATGTCAGCGCACACTTCCCACAAACAGCCGTCAAGAGCCTTCTTAAGGGCTAGGCTTCCCCCACCTGAGTAACCTTAAAGTACTTAGCGATCAACGTCACCAAGCCGCCCGGAACCTTAGTAACAGACTCCAGAACCTTACGAACCTTCGGCGTATCCCCGCCCGCAAGAAGAATAAACAACTCAGTATAACGCTCAAGAAGCTCACCCATGTTAAAGCCGCGCTCTGAATCGTCCTCATACTTGCCGATACGCAGCAGCTTCTCATAACGATCAAACTCGTCAGCGTCAAGCAACGCGATATTACGCAAACGCACGCCACCAACCACGAGCGACGGGCTGTTCTCTTCTACGAGTTCCTGCAAATCTTCAATGTTAATTTCAATCGACATAAACATGCCTCCCTTTCCTAGAAACAACAAACGTGTGCAACATGCCCGGCGCGGGGCACGCCTGCAACACTAGCAAACATACCCCACGCCGGAAACAATGTCAAGCCGTAACCTTAGTAGCAGCAGACATCTTAAACGAATTACCCTCACTATCCTGCAAGAAGGTAAACTTCAAAGGCATCTCAATGAAGCCATCCTTGTTAGTAGGAGTAAAATCGCCGTTACCCACGACAGCAACCTTACGGCCACCCATAACCAGCGCCATGTCAGCATCACGGGCAATCATCAACAGGGCCAGTTCTTCAGGCTTAGGAGCCGTAGGAGCGTTAATGTAACCATTAGCATCCACAGTCGCGTTAATACCAAAGAATCGTTTAATCGAATCCTCATCGAACTGAACCAGCGCGCCTTCCGCGCTCCATTCAATCGACGTGGACTTCACGCGGAACTTCTCAACCTGCAAAGTAGACTTAGTAGAAAGCTCTCCACCAGTCTTTGCAATCTTAAGGCCAGTCTCGCTAGACATGTGGCCGATAGGCTTCCACGCCGTCAAAGCCGCAGTTTTCTTAGACGTGGAAACAAGGTCAGCGACCTTCGGCAACGCCGTATTCGCGTCAGCAACGTACACGTCGAAAACCTCACGCGACATCACCTTATCATCAATCAAAGCACCATTAACTGCCATAAACTATCACACTCCAAACAAATATATTACTTACGATGAATAACCCGTACTCGCATCCACGCTTCATAGCGTTCAACGAACTGAGGCAAATCCTGATACTGAACGGGACCACTAGCGTCCTGCCAGTCAGACCGGCGCAAAGGCTCCATAACCAGCTTAGACGCGACAATAACCTGACCATCACCAACGCTATCCCCACGCAGCGCAGCATCCTTCACAGCGTTAACAGCCGCCCAACACAAGTTAGCAGCGTCAATATCCGCATCAATACCACGACAAAACGAGTGAATATTAAAACTCAGAATATCCGACTGCTCGCTAGAAGGCGACTGTCCTTCGCTCACGCGCGCGCTAGACACCAACACGAAAGGGAACTGAGGGTTCTCCTCCACGCGAGACAACACGCGAACATAACCCGGCAACACCTTCCTGAGAATACCGGGAATAATATCCTCAGCAAACAGCCTTCGGCCCGCTAGACGTTTAAAATTCTCATCCAGACACGATCACCCCCGATACTCTATGCCCGCGCGCAACGCCCCCACAGGGCGACGCGCGTTAAACCACTGCCTGATCAGCCTGCCAGTTTTCTTATCAACACGATACCTGTATCCAGCCGGATAACCATACTCGATAGCGGCAGCAGCATGACGGCCACACTCATCAGACAAACCGAAATAGCCGTCAGTAGAACCAAACATGACCACGATCCGGCTATGTCCCTCACGCTCATGCGCCTTCAGCACGCCCTCAGCGACCTGAGCGCGCTTAACAGTCTCGTCACGAACAGCAGCCTTCACAATAGGCATGTGAGAAACAACCTTATTCAACCGCTTAGGTGTCATCAACATTCCAGCCACAAGCACCACTCCCCTCTCGCTACAGGTGATCCCAGTCCTCATAAGCCCCGCTAGGCGCATGGTTATCAACCACAATAGGCTCTTGCTCAACAGCGTCACGCACGCGCGCAATATCGCCACCATGAGACGGGCGAGCCTTCATCTCCCAATGAGACGTGCGCCTAGTGCCACGCTTAAACACGGGCGGGGCACTAATATCCCACATGCGGCCATCGAAGCTGATCTGAGTCCAAGGCCCAACAGGAACATCCTGCCCAGTCTCATGCCCCGTATAACGCCGCATCAAGTCAGCCAACACTCTACCGTCCTCCGCTATGGGGGACACGTAGAACTTGACTTCCTCATTAGTCAACTGGCCGAGAATCTCGCCCCTAGAAGTAGCCAAAGACTGGTAGCTCATGCGCACCGCCAGCGCCCCATCAATCTTATAAGTCTTGCCACCCATCGGGATAGTAGCGTCTTGCGGGACCACAACACGATTGCCCCGCGAATCCGTAACAATAAACCTTGGATACAAGAAACCCATCTGAAACGGAATCAACCCATCAAGCCTACCGCGCCTTTTACGTCCAACAGCCATAACGCATCACATCCATTCTTCAAAGAACGCGGAAGTTATCGCCGTGGCCGGGGCAGGCGCGGGAGCAACCGTAGCCTCAGGCGCAACAGACTGCTCAGACTGAGTAGGCGGCGTGTACAAGAACGTAGACACCGCGAACATAGAAGAACGACCACGCCCCGCACAACGACGCACAGTCTCCTTCTCGTCCTCAGTCAAAAACACCGTACCAGTCTTTTCCTGCAAGTCCGTATAATGCTCAGTCTCATCCCCCGCGCGACTAACAGTCACCCCGTCGATAAGGTTCATGAAACGGGACACGCTGTTACGGACCACTGTCTTAACGACAGGCGGCACATTCATAGGATTCCAATTAGGATTCCCCTCATGCCGCACTAGGTTAGACGCATCAACAATCGCAGCCTTAGCAACCTCCCGATCCCGGCTAGACAGTGGGAAGGGAGACCGCGCCTCCAAATCCTCCAACGTAACCAAACTAGTTTCATTAAAAGAAGCCAAACCCAGCCTCCCTTCCTACAATGTCAAACACCACTACCGTCAGGCGTTAGCCTTCTCAACCAGGCTCTTCGGACGTGCCTTCAAGCCCAAGCCTGTAGCAACAGCATCCTTATCAGTACCAGTTGCGAAGAACGAGTCAGCAGCAGTATCGCCCATCGTAAGCTTAACAGCGCGGATAGCGTACTTGTCAGTAGACTGAGTCCACTGTCCGTTCTTCTCGAAGTAAACAGGATCCTTAACCTGAGTCCAACCAGCCCAAGCGTCAACAACGCTCTCATCGTACAGACGGGACGGGTTGTACTGGCGCATCCAGCGAAGCGCGAAACCATCCAACGCAGCAGTGCCAGCAGCACCCACGTCATCAGGGCGACGGGGAGCAGCCTGAGCCATGACAAACGCCCCATCCGACAAGGCGTAAGCTTCACCGGGCTTAATGTCCTGAGAAACAACAACATCAAAGCCCTTAATACGACCAATGGTCGCTTCACGGATAGCAGACGAAGCACCATTCTCACCAATACCAGTAGAACGGTTGAACGTTTCATCCATTTGCAACGCAGCATCAAAGTCAGTGCCGACCAGAAGAATACGGTTCTTCATAGGAGCACGAGTCTTGTTCAAGACGTGGCGCGCCATAGCGATAGAACGCAGAATATCGTTAGGGTTCTTAACGCCCAGAGTGACAGCGTATTCGCCAGCGGAAAGCTGTGCCGCGCACTTAGCGTCAAGGTAGTTAGCGATACCCGTCATCTGAGTCTGCAACAGGGACTGCCAGCCGGGGCTATTCAAGTCGAACTCGAACTGCTCGTCGGTCAGCTGGACGCGCGAGTAGACGTGTGTTCCCAGAGTGACGGGAATCTTCGTTTCACGGTAGGCGTCGATTTCCAGTTCAGCCGCACGGTTGTTACGGAAAGCGTATTCGTGTGCGGGCAGGATACCGGGAACAACAATGTTAGCAGTGTCGTTCACTGAACCCTTGAAGTCATCAAAGCCGATACGAGTGAACGCCTTCGACGTGACCATTTCGCGTTCCATAAGGCGAACAGACAGGTCAGCGGCCTTCTTACTAAACTTTACAAATTCATTTTCTGTAATAGGCATAAAAGTTTACCTCCAAAACATTAAACTTGAACCAAAAGGACGCGGGCAACGTTTACCAGCGTCGGCGAGACATGCTCTCCAAAATCGCGTCAACATCAACATCATCAGCAACATCCTCAGCCGGAGCAAGACCCCCGCCCGAAGCGCGAACCCCACTATTAGCCGCACCCGTAATCTTAGCGATAGCCGCAAGCTGAGACTTCAACTCGTCCACAGTCACGCCGGACAACGACTCAACGACCTCCATAGGCACAGACGGGAACAAAGACTGTGCTTCACGTTGAGCCGCACGCAACTCCTCACGAGCCTCATACTCAGCAACACGGGCCTTCATAGCCTCCAAGTCCTCATGCGACGCGGCCTCAGCAAGCTCCTCACGGAGCCGCTTGTTGCTCTGACGGTGACGCGCGTTCTCTTCACGCAATCCCTTAACAAGGTTGACGATCTCTTCAGAAGCCCCGTCTAGGATACTATGCTGAGGCTCCTGGCCTTCAGCATCCTTTCCCTGATCCGCAGCCTCCACAGGAGCTTCAGTAGCGTTTTCTGTGGGCTGTGTATCCTTAGCGGCCTCTGTAGATTCTACTTGATTTTCTTCATGCATACGAGCACTCTCCTTAACAAATTTTCCCCACCCGGGGGCCACCGGCAACTCCCGGTTGCCTGACCAAAAAAGAAACGAGAAACAAGCCCCGCTATGCGAGCTTGTCCCTCCATTGTTTAGCGCGAGTCTGATAGTACTGTTTACGCCAATCCTTCAAGCTCATACCCTTAACCCACTCGGACTGGAACTGTCTACCCTGACTAAACAAATCCCCAACAAGCCACTCTGCACGCGACTTAACTGGAACGACATAACACTGACAGTGGGGGTGCCCATTGTCAGCCTCGCTCAACGTGGCGCCATCTTTACCGATACCGCGCGAACGCTTAGTTGTAGCGGTAGCCTCATTATGGTAAACAGGCCCGCGAGAAATCAACATTGCACACCAAGCGCAAGGCTTGCCCGTGCGGGACACTCGCGCCCAACCAGAATACCTGCCCGAACGCGGTACAACATCCGTAATCAACTGCCGGTACCCAGCAGCCGCAAGATGCTCCATCGTGCCAGCAAACAAGCTACGGACCTTATCTTCGTCCCCGGCCTCCACGTCAGCCAAAGCGTCCTCAAAACGGTCAGTAATCAACTGCACGTCCCTAGCGCGCTTATCCCGCAACGACACCGCCCCGGCCTTCAACAGGCTAACGCCAATACGCCTAGCCCCGACGATAGTAACGCCCGCCGGAACCCTAGCCACAGACTCAAACTCTGCCACAAGATCACCCAACTGATACCACTTCGGCTGATTACTAGGAGCGATAAACACGCTAGGAACCGTATAGCCAAACTCTAAAGCCATACGAAGGCGAAAATAAGCCATAGCAAGCTCAGCACCACGCGACCACACGTTACTACCCGTAGACAGTAAGCGCCCGGCTAGGACACGTTTGTCTTTCGCACTGTCCCACGCGGCGGCGGCTTGAACGGACACCTCGCCAGACAGGCGGGCAACCGCATCACCAAACGCCTTATTCAAAGCATCAACATTCCGGTCCCCCATCAAAGCTCGCTCTCATCAGAACCGCTAGGAGCAACAGTGGAAGGAGAATCCAACTCCCCACTGCTAGAAGAACCAGCGTTAGTGAAAAACTCATTATACGACCTAAGCGCGCCATTCAACAGATCATCCTCCCGCTCTTCCTTATACATCTCATACCACTGATCCAACTGAGTAGGAGACACGCCGGGAATCAACGTCCACAACGCGCGCTTAGGAACATCCAAGTCAACCGCAATCTTCGCCAAGCCATCAGCAACCTTAGACAACGCGCGGCGATCCAAATCTCGCCACAGTATCTCGTTACGCTCCCAGCCGTCACGCGGCTCACGGCCCTCCAACAACATGGCAATACGAATAACGCGCTCCCACGCCTCACCAAAGTTACGAGCATACAAGTCAACGCGGCGACGGAACGTCCTCTCAGAAGCCTCCAACGCCTCAGCAGACAAGTTAGCCATCTGCCCAAGGAAAAAGTCAGGCGGAGTCTGAGACAGCGCGCCGAAGTCCTTAATCAGCATGTCCAGCGTGGACACGAAACCAGACTGGTCAGAACCAGTCAACTGGCCGAACTTAGCGTCAGGGTTCATGTCGCCAACAATGTCACCCGCGTTAATCTTAAACGGAGCATACAACGGCTCGCCCTGCTTGTCCGTCAACACGTTACCATCAGCATCCTTCTGATAAGGCGGGGTAACACCCGTAGCCCACAAGACGCGCTGAGCGTTAAAAGTCTGATCCAACAGCATGTTAAACAACGCTTGGTTAAATGAATCCTGCCACGGGATAATAGGCTCCACAGCGCCCATAGCCCGCCCAGTAGCATCCATATCAGACACAAACCGCGTAACCGGGCACAACCCATTACCACCATGCGGAACACTAGACACGTGACGGAAATCGCCAGACTCCATCGAAAACTCATAACGATTATAACGATCCCAACCGACAGCGTAGCCAGCAATATTACGCCCCTTCGGAGTCTGCTTCTCAGGGCGAATAACAGTCAACACAAACACCGGATTATCATCAGAAACAGGATCATCATACAACGCAGTAGTATTCAAAGGATTAAGAATCTGAGCCACAGCGCTACCATCAGGCCCGTTAGACGCAACAACGAAAGAATGACCATACGCGATAGCCGCACTATGAACAATACCCTGCTTAGCATCCAAGCCGCAACGCTGCCAGAAATCCCACTCAGGAATATCCGTCAACGACTCAGCCGTACCCTCAGCATCACCGGGACGGAAACCGTCAACCTGCAACGCCTGATTAGCGGCCTTCACCGGGATAGCACACCACGGCTGTTTCGCCTTCCGCATCAACGACTGATGTTCCGGCTCCATGTTCTTAGCCGAATAAGGATCATCAAACTTCCCATGCAAATAACGATCAACCTTATCCAACACTTCCGTACGATCACGAGTAATAATCGAATAACATTCCTCAGCTAGTTCGCCAGCCGTCATAGAATCATAAACACTAAACAAAAACCATCACACTCCTAGCGAATCTAGCCACGGAAAAAGCCGCCACGAACAGGCTCAACCTTGGCCGCCCTAAACGACTCTTCCTCACGGTAATCCATCAACGCCCCATACGCGAGCATCCAAGCCGCATACAAGTCAACCTTCAACTTATGGTCACGATTATCCTTAGTAAACGAAACACCATACGACGTGTCCTTACGCGCAACATTCATAAAATGACGACGCAACGAAGCTTGAGCAGCGCGAGAACCACCCGCCAGCAGGCGGCCATTCAAAATCGCAGACATAAACTGTTCATGCAACTTCACCACACGACGCTGAGAACCACGCATATCAAAAGCAATAGGCCCGTTAGGAGCGTGAACCACCATCGACGGCCCATAAGCCAAACCCCACTCATGAATGTAAGACTCCCACAACGCAACGTCAGCATAAAACGCAACCACGTTATAATCACGAAAAGCCTTATGGACAGCAGACTCAACGACCTCACGATTCACTTCCCAATGACCCTCCCAATCAGCGGGACGCTCCTCCAACAGTAACGGAACCGAAAGCCCGTCAGACACGCGAATAGCCATCAAAGCCGTAGCGTCATCACTCTTACCACCATCAAAGCCGAGACAGATCGTGTCCCCCGGCTCCAAATCACCCTTAGACTCAATACGCTTCCAATCTTCAGGAGAATACAACCGGCCTTCAGCCATCCACACTTGATTATAAAACATGCGCCGCGACTCGCTAATAGAACGCTCAGGATCACAAGCCTCATTCCAAGCAGACTCCCAATCACACCACACACTATCGCCACGAACCATGTCATACACGATGTTGAACACGCGCTCATTCATCGGAGCATGAGCTGGAGCCTCAAGACTGTCATACAGGATACTGTTAGCCTTAGCGCGGCCCTCCAACGCATCCATAGCCGCAGCATGATCGCCCTCAGCAACACTATTCTCCCCCGGACTATAAGCGTTAGTAATCGCAAGATACCGGCCACGAGTCTTAGACAAGTTACCACCCAAGACCGTTTTCAACCGCTGACCGCCATTAGCCGGAAGCCAGTGCTGAGTCTCGTTATACAACAAGAACGTAGGACGATTACCTTCCTTGCCACGCGGAGCACTAGAAATGCGCTGAATACGACACGTCCGAAGAAACCCCCAAACATCATTCATCATAACCTCAAGACCACAATCACGAGACAACTCATCACTCACAAGAACACGAATCATCTCAAACGTGTTATCAGTCTGGCTATACTCAACGGCGGCAAGCTGGACGCGAGCGTTACGACGGCGAATAGCTAAAGGCTCACCGTCCTTATCCCACCCATTAAACACGCTCGGGCCAAACGCCTCCACCAAACACAACACAGCAAGCAAAGGATCCTTACCCCAACCCTTAATACGCTGCAACATGCCACGAGACGGATACAAAAACTTACCATTCTCGTCAATCGCATACCACCACAAGACAAACCGCAACTGCTCCAAAGTGAACGTGAACGCTTCCTGACTCGGCTCAAGCGGATTCAAATACCACGTACACCATTCAACGATACGCCAGCCCAAAGTGTGTTCCGGTAAGACGAAGCGCCCATCTTCATCACGTTCCCACACGGGTCCGTAATGGACAGGCGCGTACTTGACTTGGAGTTCTTCATCTGTTAGCTCATTGTCGTCAGTGTCCATGAGCTGTTGTAATGTTTTCCTTTCCCCCATAGACACCCCCTAAACACTTAAAGAAACATTAAAATAGGTTAAAGAAACGGTAGCATGGGCACCGTGTAGGCGCGCCATGCTACCGCGTGCGAGAATCCAAACCAGACGGGCGGAATGTCTCGGCCCAATCCCTAAACACCACCACAAAAAGGGCGTTCTCACAGAGAGTGTTTAACATTTACTTGCCAGAGCCGCAACACCATCCTTTACCATCAGAACAGCCACGGCCCTAGCCAATATTAAATTATCACACCAGCCGCGCCAAGAGACGCAGCCCCCACAAAACGGCGACACCAACCACACACATGAAACAACATGTGCCGCCCTACCCACAAGCGCCGAAACGCCGTGGGGAATTGGCAACAGCCACCCCCAACGGGGCGCGTTCACCACACTTAAAACCCAGCCCGCTCTCCCGCCACCAAAAGGCAACGGGAGGTAGGCTGGCAGTGTCCCCTAAACCCGGGCGGGGAACACCCTGTACTCACAGAGGGAGTCGAACCCTCACAGCCATAAGGCCAGCAGATTTTGAATCTGCCATGTCTACCAATTCCATCATGTGAGCCAACAACCACCAGTATACTACTTAAAGAACACTTTAAGCAAATCCGGGCGGAAACCAGACCAACGCTCCTGACCAGCAGGCTCATCAACCTCAACCACAGGAGCCGAAGTAAAACCCAAACCAGTCAAGCGCTCGCGGCTCACGCTATCAGCCGCCAAATCAACAGTCTCATACCCAACACCACGCTTATCCAACCAGCGCTTAGTCGCAGTACAACCAGTGCAATTAGGAATAGTATAAACAGTTACAGCCACAATACGCAACCCCTCTCAAAAAAGTCAACAATGAAGTTTCAGCCAGTCGCCAAACGCTTCCTGTAATCGTCCAACACCCTAATCTTAGCATCAAACTCTTCACCATTGTCAACTTCAGAATCCAACTCAATATGAACACGCCTACGATCAGCCTCAGACACCAACAAGCGAGCCAAAATATCATGAGCCAACTGAAGCTTCATAGCCCCCACGTCACGAGTCACAGGAGGCTCAACCATCGGCAACCCCTGCTCCCGCCTCTCCTCAGGCGTTAGCCATGACGCATCTCGTATCCACGCTTCATTCAGCTTACGAGACCGGATATGTTCTTCGTGCTGCTTCTTGTAGTCGCTTAGGTCGTCGCAGACTAGGTAGGCGATTGCCCAGTCTGATTCCTGCCAGAAGTCAACCTGCCCGCTCTCGGCGAACGAGTTGAACAAGTCTTTAACGGCCTTATGCCACTGTTTGCGGGGGAGGTGTGTTTTGGTCGGTCGGGCTACGCCATGAGACGCGCGGTCTACGCGGCTCGGACGGTCGTCCACGAGCTGACTTGTTCGCATCGGAATTTTCGACATTCAACATCCCCCCTCTCATGGTGCCATCAGCGTTTAAATATGCAGGATGCGTCTCCTGCTTACGAAACTTCTGCTTACTCTCTTCAATCAGACGCTTACGCGCCCACCAGCCCTCACTAGAACTCTTCCGCGCGTGATGCTTACTACACAACCCGCGTAGGTTGCGGAACGAATGATCGTCCCCCGGCTTAATATGATCCACATCCGTAGCCTTCTCAGGGCAACGCTCCTCACGAGTTATCATCCACTCACAACGATACCCACAGCGCTCTAAGACTCGCTTACGGCGGGCCTGCCAGTCAGCAGGAAGCCGCTCACGGCGATTACTAGTCTCCCAAGGCATAAACACACGCTCCTGTCGTTTGAGTCCCGTAGGAGGGCCAGCAGCGTTGCTGACAGCCGCCCCTGACATTGCGCGCCCCAGCAAGAAAAGCACGCCTAGCGGCTGGAGAGAACCGAGAAAACAGGGAAAGGAATAAGCCGTTCCCCCGCGCAACCCCACACCAACGGTTGCGAGTCTCAATCAACCCCCCTACGGGCCATTTCGTGCGCCCGGTAAAGTCCACACGCTCTAGCAGCAGTGTGATCGAACAACCCATACCACACAGGCAATGGGAGCATATTATTTAACCCGGACGCAAAACCAAACCCGACACTATAAGTTCACGCTCATGATTCACGCACCCGCGAAGCGGAACCGTGCACATCTCGTGCGCTATTGCGAAAACAAAAATGTCGAAAGAAAAAAAGAACAAAAACAATAACTAGAAGCACATATAGGTTCACGAACATGACTCATGCACAGCGAAGCTGAAACATGCACATCTCGTGCGCCATTGCGCAACTAAAAGATTTCGAAGGATAGAAGGGTTGTGAGCTTAGAAACTGACACCGAAGGTGTCTGTTTCGCTTGCGAACAACCTAAAGCCGGACTTTAAAAGAAAGTAACAAAGAAAAGAATATATAATATATTATATTCTAACTTTAATTCTTAGTGTTTAATGTTAATAATAATTATTTATTTATATTTAGTTTTAGTATTAGAACTTAATGCTTAACACTAGGTTCTAAGTTTTTACCCCTCTACTAATAAGTTTGGATTTGAGTAAGTACCTAAAATAGGGTTTTGTGACTAGCGTCACAACATTAGTATTAGAACTAACCTCTAAGCACTAACGTTAGGGACTTTAGTCCCTTGATTAACTACTAAAAGCATGTTAATAACACTAGCGCTAACACTAGTGTTTAACACTAGATAGTAAACTAAGAGTAAAGTATATTCATAACACTTAGAGTATAAATATATATAACATTAAACACTAACACTTAGAACTAACATTAGAGTTTAAGTATATAACTTAGAATATATATATTTATATATAACACTTAACACTTAGTGTTAGCATTAGTACTTAGTATTAACACTAGTACTAGCACTTAGAGAGAAGCTAAGGCTTCTCTCTTCTCTTCTCTCTTTGCTCTCTCTTCTCTCTTTCTTTCTTTATGTTACTTTCTTTCTTTCTCTCTTCTCTCTCCTTTCTCTCTTCTCTTCTCTCTTCTTAGCCCACTAGCCCGCACCCCACGCAAGCCCACAAACCCTCACGCAGCCGTTAAGGGGCCTAGGAGGCGATCTGAGCCACTTTCAGCCCGAACATGCCCACACATGCCACCCTGCACCCGAAAGCCCGTCAGAAACGCTTACAGAGCATCCTACGCTCACGCCACCCCAAGACGATCCTCAGCCCCCACGGGAGCCGCCCGCAGGCGGCGACCACCCCACACCCAGCACACCACACGGACACTCGACAGCTAACACCAAAACTAACACGAGTTAGTAACCCCTCTAACAGCCTCCCACACCCAAACCAGACACAGACACAGGCGCACACCCAAACACCCCGCAGAAGCCCATACAGAGCATTCCACGCCCAGCCTGCATAAATAGCCGAACACCAGCACACCACACCCGCACGCGCAACACCCCCAGTCCGCATAAACAATCACCCCAAAAAGCTGTCTCTTATGCCCATCTCCGAGCCCACGAGACAAGAGGCAATCTCGTATGCCGTCTTCCGCCTGAAAAA